CGGTCAAAACTTACCGTGATAGCAATAAAGACGACGTTGTTGACCTTGACGTACAGTCTATTACTGAAGGCTATTATGGAATCAATATCCACAAAGCGGGCTCAGCGTCGACGCAGGTAGACAAGTGGTCTGCTGGTTGTCAGGTATTCAGCCACAGTAAAGACTTTGAAGAGTTTATGTCTATCTGCTACGCGGCCAGGGAGAAGTGGGGCAATAGCTTCAGCTATACACTGATCGACGAACCGGAGTTTTAATGGAGGCCCTGGTAGACACATTGCTATCAGGGGGGCACTTAGGCGTTTTCGCAGCGTTTTTGGTGTATCAGTTTATGGCCATGCAAAAGCGTCTTGATAAGCTTGTAGAAGGCTTTCAAGAACAACTGGATGAGATCCGCAAAGAGTATGAGGCTCGGTCTGAAAAGATGCGTGAGCGTTACGATCGAGTGATTGAAGAGTACCGACATACAAATGACAGTCAATCCAAAGACTTTTTGATTACTCGCACCAAGGTACACAACGACATCGTGTCTAAGTTGGACCGCATTTTAGATCGTGACAAGTAAGGAACCCAAAATCATGTCATCACCAGAAGAAACACCAAAACCAGACTCAACACCAAAACCTGAACCTACCGATGTCGAGGGATTTGATATAGGCCCTGACCCTCCAGAACTATCTGAAATGGTTGGTGTATCTCAGGACATCACAGCCGCAGCAGACGCAGCTAAGTCTTTGGGCGGTGACTACGCACCAATGGTTGCTATTGCTCTTACTGGTATGGCTGTAGCTGGCGGGTCGAAAGCGTGGAGCTTTTACCGTGAGCGTGCAGAGCAAAAGCATGAACAAGAGATGCAAAAGCTCAAGATGGAGGCTCAATCACAAGGAACGGAAGGCGAGCAACCACCCGCATGTCAAGCAGCCAATCAAAAGATACAGCTTGATTTAGACGCACTCCAGTCCAAGATTAGCTCTATTGAAAAGAAAACTTCGATGATTTCTTCTGATTTTGACGGCGAGGATGTAGAACGTCAAATCAAGCGCATGAAAAAACGTATCGACGAATTGTTTGAGATCACTGAGCAAAAATGATTGTCGTTACGCTGGTATTCTTGGGAACTTTTGTTGTTTTACCAGCAGGACTTAGTTTTGTTTCAGATGGTGACCTCGGAGCTCAAGCTAAGAAACAGACCCCAATAGAACAGGTGGTTGTTGAAGAGTATATCCCTGACCCCGATCCTGTCTTTGTTGCCAGGTTGAAAGCCAAAAAGAAAACTGTAATCACGTTAGTTCCTGTTTGTTCTGACGAGGGATCAGAGGGGCGGTTACGCACAGCAAGTCTTGATTTTTTAGAGCAAATAGAAGGTTTGCCCGAAGAAACAGTTTTCGAGATACAAGATTGTGGTGATGAGGGTATGGTTGATATTCAAATCATCGAAACAATAGAAAAAGACCCATCCAAGCCGTGACACCTGAATGGGTCGAGTTTAAATCCACGAGTTTTATTGAAGGTTCGGACCATCCAAACCTTATTTTGAACAACACCAACAAAGGTGGATCAAAAATCCATTAACGGATATCAATCATCCTGTAAACTTAACCCCCCACCCGGTGGGAATCGCCCATACTCACGCTCCGAGATGGGAACAGACGATATGGGTGGGGGGTCAAGGGGATGATTAGACTTTCTTCGCTGGTGCTGCACCTTGGGTGGGTGCGATTGCATCATTGAACATATCAAGAACTCGACTCAATCCTTCAGGTGGGCCATCATCACGGGCCACTACCTTAACGTCATACTTGGCGCTGTTGTCGCTACTGCGGGTGTTTTCGCTGTGGTTGGCTACAGAACCATGCACAGTCACTTCGCAAGAGAAAAGACCAGCGTTGTACTTGGCCTTAGCTGTAAGGTCAGCCTTGCTATCTGAAGTCTGTTTGCTCGATGTCGATGACTTCACTTCCATCGTAAATCGCACTTCAGCTTCCTTGACTGACAAGCTGGGCGTATTGATGATGGCTAGCAGTGGAACCTGAAGATCCACTTTTTCCATCGTTGTGTTTCCGGCAGCGTCCTGTACGGGCTTGTTGAACGAAAAGTCCACAGTCCGTGCAGCCATGTTGCCCTTACCATCGTCATTCAGACCAACATCTTTGATAAAGTCACTGGATGCCTTTGCAAGCAGGGTTTGTGCATTACACGCTGCTTTGAGCGGACCACCAATGAGTTGTTCCATTGGTAGACCACCAAACTGGTCTGACATTTTTACGAGGCCGGAATCTGCCATGATGCTCTCCTATGGAAGCAGTTTGATTAGTTGATCGTCGATTCTTGCATAACCCTCTGGAGGCTCACTGCCCTTGAAGATCAACTTGAGTTTAGCAGCATTGCTCTCTTTTTTAAACCACGAAGGATTGTTGGCACATGGCCTCACCATCAACTGACCTTTTTTCCGATCTGCATTCAGTCCTGATATCTCCACAGACATTTCAACTTCGAGCGTATCCACCCGTAAGCTCTGGCCAGTCGTAAGCGATTGCAGCGGGACTGGTATGCTTTTTCGTACCAGAACTCCATCTTCCCACATTGGTATTTCCATGATGACCATGCGTGGTACATATATGTGTCTTCCGTCGTCATCGGTTTGCGGCTCACCGTTATCGTCTACCTTCTGCTGCCAGAACTCTTGATTCATGATCGAATCAAGCTCATGGCGCTCTGCGATGTCGGTGGCCGCTATAACCGCTGATTGTATAGAATGAACAATGTCATCTAAAGAATGATCAGGCATTTTCTACCCTTGCCCTATCACTCGACAAAACCTTCTGGTTCTTCATCAAACTTTTCTTCTGTTTTTTCCACAGACTTTTCCGCAGACTTTTCCGCAATCTTGTCTTGTGCCATCACAGCAATAAATTGCTTCATCAGGTCTTTGAGCTCTTGGTCGTCAGAGTTTGCACCTTGAGCCTTAATCGCTTCAATAAGCTCTTTATTGGAGTTACCAACATCGACGTTGACATCAACAACAGGAACGCCATTTTTGTATTTCAGATCCGTTTCATTCTTGATGTCTACGAATTTCACAGCAACCATTATTGATTCTTCACCGCCAGCGTTTTTTCTGATGTCGATTTCATAATCAATAACTTTCCAACTTCCGTTTGGTTGACGAAGATTGATTGCTTTGAGTAGACCTTCATAGGTTTTGCCTATTTGCTCCCGATACAAAGGCTCATCAACATGATTGAGAATACCAGACAGGCGCCACTGAGCAGTTTTTAACTTTGTTCTGTAGCTCGAAAATTCCTTCCTGGCTTTCTTATCGATAATTCGAGACTCCATCTCATCTTTCAAAATATCGGTGAGTTCATTGGCTTGAACAATAAACATCCGTTTATCTTTTGTGCTGGCTTTTTCCGAAAAGGCCATAGGAAATCGAGTTGCGTTCTGTTGTGCTTCGTCAATCAAGGACATTTATATACTCCTACGAGGTGAAATCTTCTTCGGGTTCAGGTAGATCGTTTGCCTTCGCCTTTTCAACCAAATCTTTAACCTTAGATCTCCGTTTTGACTTTGGTTTTGATTCAGCTGGTTCAACATCAATAACATTTTCATTGATGTCAGCGTTAACGTCTTCATTAACATCGATTGTTTCAATATCGATGACGTTTCCAAAATCAGACTGAATATCGTGCTCCAGAACAGCAGTCGTCTTTGGAGTAAGTGGTAGGTACTTACAGATTCGACGGATCACTGTCTTTCGCCACATTTCTTCTGTGTGTTGTGCCCACGGTCCAGATTCTGGACTACGTGAGCTCTTGCGAATCTTGTTGATTTGATCCTTTCGCATCACTTCTACTTGGCGTTGACCGTCTTTGAAAAAACATACAGCATACGCAAGAAGCAAGTCACCAGGGTTTTCATGGCACTTTTTGTGTCGAAGAACCTCACCCCTCTCAAGATCGAACGAGTGTTCGAAATCATCGTTTTCGTAGACAACCTCTGCTTTGAAGTGAGCAACTTCACCTGATCGCTTTACAAGGTCCATCAGTCCTGTGTACTCAATCCACAGCTCTGCGTTGTAGCCTTTGCTTTTCTTGTCCCACATGGGAACCAAAGAAGCTCGGTGCAAAACTCCACCAGCAACCAGGTCCAACTCGCATGCCTTAGCAAGTGCCATATAAACTGACGCTGGGCTGCACTGTACGAGTCTTTCGTTCTTCACGGCCTCAAACATTGCAACACGAATAATTCGATCAACGTCGGTGCCCTGTGGTGCAATCTTAATCAGGCTGCTTTTCTTACCCTCAAGATAATCGTTCAGTTGGGTAACTTTGTCTCTGGTGCTAAGTGCTGTTGTCATGTCGTTCCTCTTTGATTCTTAGTAGTCTGGACCCGGCTTGTTCAGTAACGTATTTCTCATACATTTCTGGCTCATCTTGACGAAACTTGTTTTTATCAAACACTCGTCTGTTTCTTGATGGTTTCCAAGTTGCAATACCTTCGATTCCAGGTTCGTCACCGATTGCAGCTCTAAGTCTATTTTCAAGTTCCTGCTTTTTTCGTTCTATTTCTTTGAACTGTTTTCTGACCTCAACGATTTTTTCGTACAAGTCTTTTTCAGCAACTGTTGCTGGTCGCAGTGGCTTATCTTGAATTCTTTTGTGTAGTTTGCCCAGCACATTCTTACAAAGAGCAGTCCCATCAACATCGGGTGGTATTTGCTTTTCGACGTGCTTATCCCACCATTGTTCTGCTACATCCAATATCTGAGCGCCCAACTCTTTGTCTCTTTCGATTCTGTAAACACGGAAATCATCCAGGCCAAATAGAGTCGCGATGTCCCAGTATGGAGCATCAAAAATCTCCATGTAGGTTCTCATTTGAATTTCTACATCTAGAGGAATGTCAGTTGTTCCTGAATCACCCCAGCCTCTTCGAAATCTACGGGTCTTTGCATCCATACCAAACCGGACACCGTTTTGTTCAACAAGGCGATCAGGTGTGCCAAAGATGCGTGGCCGAGATGGATGCCATGTCAATCCCTCTTCCCAAAGCTTGCACCCTTCCCCCAGGTGGAGCCCATAAAATTCACATACATATTTTTCCATTACTCGACCACGCATCAAAACTGCATCGTCAACATCGTCTGATTCAAAAAGATCTGTTTTTTCCGTCCAAAGTTTAAAAACACTGTTTTCAAATGAACCTACTTTTTCGGCCTCATCATTACATGCAGAAAGCAAAATGCATGCTACGTCGGTGCCTCCGAGTCCTTTTTTGCGCTCGTTAAGCCAAGCTTCTCGCTCTTGTTGGTTCATTGTTCCTCTCTTGATTTGAGAGTACTCTTTATTGCAAAGTGTGTCAAGGAGCCACACCCAAAGATGGACAAATAGTGTCCGCTTCGATATTGTATCAACCAAAGGTGTGTCTAATGATCATCGCTGAGTATAGAAAAAGCCTGCCGGGACGAAGTACAAGAGTATCTTTTGTTCAATGGTTGAACGGAGAGCTGGTGCGTTTTGAGATGAAGATCAGCATTGGATATTTGCGAGACCTCGAATATGGTCGCAAAACACCTTCTTTACCTCTTGCGATAGGTATAGAAAAGGCAACAGGTGGAGCCGTTTCTGTGAGAGAATGGCCTGGTCTTTCGGCAAGGCTACGTTTATAAATTTGGAGTTGAAATGAGTTTAAAAGAAAAAGTAAATGCTATGCGTGTTGTTATGGGAACAAAAGCCTGCCATCATGGATACAGCTTAGATAATGTCGTTAGAACCCTCTATGCGTACATTAATGAGCTTGAATCAAAGGTAGCTCAGCCTGACAGCGTAAAGGTAAAAGTCGGAATGATTCAAGCAGAAGTCAGTTCTGGAGCGGACGGCAAGCTTGGGACTGCGGACGATACGGTTAAATTAAGCGTTGCAAAAAAGAAGGCACCTGCAAAAAAGAAGGCGCCCGCTAAAAAGAAAGCAACATCTAAGAAGAAGTCCTAAGCTTCGTGATCATCAGATAAATCCAGAAGCAGCTTCATCACTGCTTCTGTTTTTACCTTTTCTCGATGCTCGTTGACTGCTTCAATGACGTTGTCTTGAGTTACTGTACTCATGACAAAATCGCCCTCGCAGTCGCATACTTCGATTTCATCATCTACTTGAACAACTTTCCAGGCTTGTGGTTTTTTCCATTGCTCTTGTATTTGTTTAAGTGCAGGCATTTTCAATCCAAAAGGTTTCGTACTCCGATACCTCTGTGTGGAATCGTAACTGTTTGTGACCATTGATCGATAATGTCTTTCATCATTTTCTGTGCAGTTTCATGGTTGTGAATACTGAATGCTTTGTTGTCGATGACACAACTTGCCCACAAGATATCCACACTTTTACGCAGTTGATCACGGATAGATTCCGTAATCGTCATTGCTAAATGTGGTGTGATTTTGATCCATGCGTAAATTTTATCTATGCGTAACGAATCCACGATTCTGCCATCATCGATGCAGTCTACCAAAAGGTTCTTGGTTCGCTCTTCTACGTTTGGCAGATTGATCATGTCAGACCAGTCAGTGAAAATCTTTCTACCCATAAGGTGGTCGATACCAAATCCAAGCACATTGATGTAATGTCCATTTTCCAGAAACTCTTTTGCACGGTTGGCTTCGGAGTACAGATGAAACATCTCGTTACCTGGGAATACTCGAACTTTATTCATACGATTATTCGATAATATTCTGTGTTTGTCCTCTTCAGTAAGGAAGGCATCGATCCTCTCTTGGACATCATTTGGAACCACGTTCTCCATTAGAACTCCACATCTACATTTTCTACTACAGCTTTTGGTTTGTCGATATTAATGACGTTGTCTTTTTTGCTCTCGACCCAAACGTATTTACGATCTCCATAAATTCTTCTTCTGACCCTTTCGTACCCGAGCTGCCGCATAATATCTCCCACACGCATCTCTGATGATCGAGTCATTTGATATTTTTCTAGCTTCAAACCCTGTTCCATGATGTCAGTGGTAGAGCAGTTGAGACCATTAGCACTAATGTATCGTTCGATTACTTCGTGCCATGGATCAAACTGCCGGAAGTCAGACGATTGAGTGTCCAGCACTTCTTGTGATTCTTGCTCCAAGTACCACTTCTCACCGTTCTTGTACGCCACTGCAGCCTCTGCCCACAGTTGCTCACGGTTCTTTTCGGTCCAGTTCAAATCCATTTTACCAACTTGGATTGGCCAGTATCGGCGTGATCCTGTTTCATCGGTGATGAACTCAGCCTTGTTTGTAGTTCCGCAAAACACAGTATGTCGTTGCAGCGTCACAGTTTGTCGTGCGTAGGGCAATCGAAACGTGTCCTCTTGTGCAGACAAAAACGCCTTGGTACTGGAGTTGCGAGCTCTTCGGATTGAATCAAGCTCTGCTACCTCATAGATCCAGGCACGGTGTATCTGCATGTAGGCGTTGCTTGAACCAATATCCATTGGCGTGTCACAAAAATACTCCTGGGTAGCAAGGACGCGAAACGTTGTGCTTTTTCTGGCACCCTGTGGCCCTACAAGGATGAGTACACAGTCTGCCTTACAACCAGGGTTCATCGCTCTTGCAACGCACTGTATGAGCCATCTACGCCCAATCTCGCGATTCAACTCGTTATCTTCTGCACCACATCCCCGAATCAGCCATTCGTCTGCTCTCGGTACGCCATCCCAAACATTTTTATTGAGCCATTCAGTAAGGGGATTCCTACCGTTAAGCTCAGCAATGTAGTTGGTTGCTTCTACGATAGAGTCTGTAGTGAAGTGGGTGTTGTAATGTCTGTGCATCCAACGCTTTATACGTGTGTAGTCAGTGTCTTTGAGTGGATCATCATTCATGTAAATGGCATTGCTAAACTCATTCAGCCAAATCTTTTTCTTCCAACGCTTGTCGTTTTCCATAATCGACAACAAGTTTGGGACTGTGGGTTTGATTTTCTCAACGCCATCGCGACCAGTGTGTGTCTCCAGATGACTGACTACGCTTGAGTCGATACCTCGTTGTTCACCATTCTCATAGGACTGTTCTGCAGCTTCAAGTAGGTCGGTTAGCCTTGGTGAACCCTCTTTGCCGTCAATAACGGAATCAATGTCAAGCATCAGATGATCCTCCAAAACGATCAAGAGGAATCCTATATGTCACTCTTCCATTCAACTGCAAACGGATTGTTTGTGCATATTCTTCACCTTTTTCATCAGGGTCAGTTCCGATGTAAATCTTCAGATCCTTGGGAATGTTTAGTTGTGAAACGGCTCCAAATGATCCAGAAGTACCCCCAAGAACCGCTAGCTTTAAGTCTTGGCTTTCAACTTCGGCTGCACATTTAATAAAGTCGGTGATTCCTTCGACAAACAAAAGCCCATCGATGGGTGTGTCTACCTTTCGAATCATCTTGACTGCATATCTGTTGGGCATGAACAAACTTTTGGCTTCGAAACCTTTTGGCCACAAGGTTTTTGGTCCTGATTTTGGAACGTCCACTGCCCTTGTGTGGAGACTGACGAACTCACCATCTGTGTTGAATGCTGGCACGATTAATCTCCATAGAGCACTACGACCTGCTGGCCACCATTCCGGCCATCGGTAGTCCATTCTATCGGGCGTTACTCTGACAACACCAGATTTAGATACTGACTGCAGATCCAGATTTCTACTTCTTAAAAAAACAAGAGCTTGATCGCCAGTTTCCAACTGATTCAATTTTTTAGAAGCAGCCCACAAGCTTTGTACTTCCTGCTTTGGTGGTCTCTTGCCTCTGATCGGTTGAGGCGTTTTCATAATAGATGGATCCTCTTCTTGTTTTATATCAAACCATGCTTGTACTTTTTTCTTTTCAAATGAACTAGCATCTTTGAATTTCTTGCCATTCAAGGCACAAGACACAAGATCGATTCCTGAACCCACAGTATTGCATCGATGGCATTTCCATCCTGTGTTGTCACTTCTCAAACCTATAGGGCCTCTCTTGTCTGATGACCCTCTTTTGACTGCATTACAAACTGGACATGGGGCAAGTGAATTGTTTTGCCTAATCTGTAATCCTAACCTGCTTGCTATTTCTGATACTGCTATTGACTCCGCTGCACGCAACCACACGTTTAGCTCCATCTCTGTGAATTTTTTGGGGGGAAGAGGGGGTGGGTAAGTTTATCAATCAGTGTCAATCACTGTTGTTCAACTTGTACTTGAGTCTGCCTTCTTCTGTGATCCAAAAACTCATGGCAACGCCAGTACGCTCTCTTGCTCGTTGAGCATACTTGACCAAAAGATTGACCGTGATCGGCTTACGCTTTCCGTTTAGTGCGTGCCAAATGTGTGTGTGTGATACGCCAAGAACTCTACCAGCTTCACGATACGTGTCAGCAATTGCATTCACTAAAGCCTGAAGAGCTGGGCTTGTATCGATGACAAAATCTTTCTCTGTGTCCATGTGTTGACTCCCTTTGGTGTTGCTACGTTAGTTAACTGAATGTTGGTTGTCAAAAAACAAAACTACATTTAGAGGATGCACGGAAAGTAATGGTGGTATAAACTCTGGTACAATACATCAACTACTATCAGGAGATGGCATGGCGCTTACCGTTCATGGATTTCAATCAACCACATCTGCTTACAGAATAGTGCAAGAAACTGCATCTGGTGCAACAGTCCTTACGGACGTTGTAGGGTCTGGTGGAAGCATCTACTGCATCACCATCGTCAATTCAGACCAAACCAACCAGGGTGTCACAAAGTTTTTCTTGAGTAGCCGAGACACACCTACATTGGGTACGACTGAGCCAGATCTTGCTTTGTATTGTGCTGCAAACACTTCTGCTCGATTTGAATATCCCCAGGGTCTTTCTTTTAAAGCGTTGACTTTTGCAACTACAAGAAATTTTGCGACTTCGGATACAACAGCACCCGGTACAACAAAAGTAATACTCCTCTGCAGGTAAGTTAAAAATGGCATTTACATCATCAACTAATACCGCAACTATGGTCAGCACTGTAATTACAGATACAAATGCTGACCTGACCATCAATCAAGTTGCCACCCAAGCACAAAATTTGTATTTTGTTGAGATTACAAACCCAAACGCATCGGGTTCTGCTTATGTGAAGATCTTTGCTGCAGCTTCGGGTGTCACTCTTGATACTCAGCACCTAATGCAGTTTTATTGTCCACCAGGGACCACTTGCTACATGTACATGAAAGAGCCGATTGCGATTGCCAATGGCTTGGCCTTTTACTGTTCGTCAACCCGTGGTCTTAATAATACACAAACAAACCCACAGTCTGCGCCTGCAAAAGCAGTGACTGTTAAAATGGGTATTAGTAACCAGTAGTTCGAATCATACGTTTGTTGTCAGTTACAATAATCCAGTATGAAAAAGTTTTTGAGCTCTTATAGGGACATCTTGGTCTACCACGACTACGGACCCTTGCTGCTGTTTTGGAACATCGCTGACCTTGCCAACAATCGTGTGCTTTGGATGAGCTATGGAGAGGCTTTGGACAACGGAATGGAGTGGGCCTACTTCCAGTACTGCCTGTACTTTGTTGTGGCCCTGGGCATGCTGTTCAGCTTACCCAACGTTCGGTCTTGTTCCAGGTTTGTCGGCGTCTACTTGCTGTTGTACATCTTCTCTACAACCCGGTTTATCGTGAAGGTTTTTGACGATCCAGACTTCGCCGCTGGAGAAGTTGGGCGCAGCCTTGTGGTTACGGGCGTTTACTTTACCTTGTGGGTTTGGATATACGTTAAAATGCGTATGGAAGTAATGCATAAGGATCTCCGTGGATAAGCCGACCACTACTGCTGCAATCGTCGCCGCCGTAACAGGTGTGTTCAGTGCGGGCGCGTTTAAGTTCTATGAGTTTATGCTCAAGCAAAAACGAGAAAAACAAGTCGAGGAAAAGGCTGAGCAAACGCTGTACCGTGATGATCTGATCAAACGTGTAGAGAAGTTGGAGATCGAACGGGACGAGCATCTGCAGCAAATCATCGACTTGATGACTGACATTGCTGGATTGAAAGTAGAAGTTGACTACGTCAAGCGCGAGAACGAAATCCTTAAGATCAAGATAGATGCGTTGAGATAGTGATTGGATGTTTGATCTTGATTATCGCAAAGGCCCTTGGGGATGAAACGGAAACGCTGTGCCCTCGGGACTGTACTCTTGTGGGTCGGAGTCATAGGGTATGTGATCAGCCAAAAGGCAAACCGCAATCCATATTTTAGCGTTCTCCAACAACCACTTGTTACTAAGCGGAGTCTCAAATCCATAGCCACTGTCAACCCACTGATAAAGTGCATCGACCTGTTTAAGTAGAATATGCAAGGCTACTCGTTCATTCTCTCCGTAACCAAGTAGGGTGAAATACCTCCGTTCATTCGGTGTGCCACCGATTGGTGTCATCCAAATCGATAGTTTGACCGTAGCGGTTTCAATCGCACTGGGAAGTCTTGAAATATAAATACCGTCTGGTTTCATAATGTTGTTTTCTCTTGTTGTAGTGGTCGAAGCAGTATCGCTTCATGAAGTAATACGAGGCTGTCAGTAAAGGTCCGACACGACGTTTTCTTGTTCCTTCACCAATGAGTACTGATCGACCACACAAGGTCCGACATGAAACAAGCAATTAAGATTTTTTTAGGCCGTAGTTGTCTTTGGCCCAACCATCTCCTTTCAACGAGAAGCTGGTAAGAGATGGCTTCTTGTTCATCTGTTTCATACACTTTTGGCAATCGGGCCACGGAGCAGCAAAACTCTGAAGAGTCTCCAACAGTCTCCCGCAAGAATTGCATTCAAATACATACAACGGCATGATGTCTCCGAAAAAAAACTGGGGCGGTTGGACTCGAACCAACAACATCCGGGGTAACAACCCGGTGCGCCTGCCTGTGGCACCTCACCCCATTTGGTTTCTAAAAAGGAATCTCTTCGTCCATTCTGTTTTCGTTAGTGGGTTGCTTAGGTTGCTGTTCACCAGCTCCGTTCATTGGCCTTGAAACAAACTCAACACGATCAGCAAGGATCTCGGTGACCCATCGTTTGTTGCCTTCCTTATCTTCAAATGAACGGTTCTGAATGCGACCTTCTACAATGACCTTCGAGCCTTTGTCCAGGTACTGTTCGCAATGTTCAGCACTTTTTCCAAACACAACAATGCGGTGCCAGTCGGTTGCATCGACCCACTCGTCACCTTTTTTTACTCGTTGATTGGTAGCAACACTAAAGTTGGCAATGGGCAGTCCACTCTTGGCTTTTCTTGCTTCTGGTTTTTGACCAAGGTGGCCACTAATAAATACGCGATTCATCATCGCTCCTCTGTTGATTGAAAAAGATCAAGGGCTTCCGACTTGAAGTCATTGTCTCTTTTTTGTTGAAACATCGTTTGTTGATTGCAATACCTTTTCCATGCATGATTTCCTCCGTTCGAGCCTGGAAACAAATCACAGAACTCATCGTTGGATTCAGCATTTAAAACAGTGAACAACCATAACCAAAAGTCTAACGGCTTTGCACCAGTCAATCCTTTCTGCAAGGTGATGTTGCAAGATACAAAGTCTGGTATCGTTTCCATTGTCCTGGTTCGTTTTCTGCCCCCACGCACGATCACAGGCTCCCATGCATATGCAGGGTTCACGTTTGGCTTGAAGCTGCAAAATGGTTTGACCCAAGCCATGACACGAACATCGTCAGGACAAAATGGTAACAGAGTGTGGAGGGTGGTCGAGCTCAGCGAGTACGCCCAGCCATCAGGAAACTCATCCACCAATCTTTCAATCAACCGCTTGTGCTCTTTTGGGTTGTCCCATACTAAAGCGTCGGAATGATTTTTTGCGTAGAGCTTGCCGCACCCTAAATACGGTGGATCTGCGTAGGCAAACTTCATTTGTCACCTGCATTTTTATCCCAAACCTGGCGACCATGTCCCTTGTTCGCTTCCTCCAGCATGGCTGATACATCATCGAAAGACATCTCGATAGTACGAAACTTGTTGCCGCAATGATTGCACGCACGACTTCTGACCACAAAGTCTGGTGTATACCAGCCTACTAAATCATTTCCCTTATGAACGTCGTTACCTTTCCCTGGCTTTGCAGGTGTCCTCGTTGTGGTAACAGTTGTTTTCTTTAAGCACTTTGGACAGTTCATAGGATGTTGCTCGTTCCGATCGCCTCGACCGTACAACCAACCTGCTCATAAAATCGAGATCTCCTTTGACTTGCGTACAACGATGGTTTGGTAGCATCAACCAAGTCGATCACAATCGGTGTCTTTTTATTTTCTGCACGTCGCATGATTCGACCAATGCGTTGTTGAATCTTTCCCATGGACTTTGTTGGTGTCGTCAACATCAAGGTGTCCAACCCAGGTAAATCCAACCCTTCATCAGCAACGGTCGTTGCAAACAATGCACTAATGACCCTATCATCTGCCTCGCGCAACACCTCTTCTCTCTGCTTCTTCGTCATCTTACCGACCAACGTAGCAGAGCTCATGCCTCTATTCGCAGTCTCTTCAGCCAAGTCTATGCAGTGTTGGACTCGGTCAGACAGAACCAGTATCTGACGACCGTCCGACACCATCTTCTCTACGATTGCAAGTATCTGAGCGTTGCGTTCTTTTGATCCGCACATGTCGTTCACCAACTTTGGCCAGTCCTTTTTCATTTCTGGCTTCCAGTAAGTACAGTGAAACTTCACAGTGGGCGCAAGAACGTTGCCCTTTTCAATCAAATCAGTCGTATGGATTTGTGCGACCGCATCTCCAAAGTGCCAGTACATGATGTCGCCCAGTCCATCTGGACGGTCAGGTGTAGCAGTCAGTGCGAGCCTTGCCTGGGCTGGCATACCAAACATCACATGACTGAATGTGGATGCTGGTACATGATGCGCTTCGTCAACAATACACAGACCAAACTGACTTCCAAACTCTAAAAGCTCATCGAATCGCATTCGATATAAAGTCTGAAAGCTGGCCACAACAACATCTCCAGACGCATCTTTTTTTCCGTTGCCATACATGGTCACGCTTACTTCGCCATCACTGACCAGCTGAGCACATATACGTTCCTTCCATTGGCTCGCTAAGTCTGATGTGTGTACCAAAACGATGGTCTTGACATTGCATCTTACGATTGCCCCAAGACCCATCATTGTTTTTCCAGCTCCGCATGGCGCTACGATAAGGCCGTTGCGAAAACGTTTGACCCATTCATCAACCGCATCCTGTTGGTAGTCTCTCAACTGTATTCCATCAGCGAACTGGTATGAAGATAGTTCTGTGTTCGTGCTGGTTCGATTTATCTGTTGAAAGTCGTATTGACTTAAATCTATCCCTCTTGGGATCATCAAACCGCCACCCCACGTATGCCACAGTGGAATCGTTTGGCATGCGTATATCTGCTCGTCAGGTATGTTGACCCACTTACCGCTTTTGCGTAGAGCTTGTGCCTGATTGTACGCTGGGTTCACACAAGTGTATTGTTCCCGTATCTGTGACAGGTAGGGACTGTTCGGAGGAATGAAGTACCCCCCACTCTTTACGCATCTGTTGTCGGTCATAGTAAACTCTCTGTGGTGGTGTTTCTCTAAATATAGTGTGTGAGGCATCTGTACGCCATGCCTCCCTGCGCGTGGCTGGATCTATTCCTCCGACCCTTCAATCGTGTATGTCCAGATAGACTCCTCTGCATCCCACTCCAGGTACAGTGGCGTCCCATCTCCAGACATCACGTATGTCATGGTCTTGTCTTTGATCACTTCCATCTCCTCAACATCTTCCGTCCCTTCGGGTACGTTGATGATCTTTACCCATTCCATGCCATCGTCTGGTTCAGGTTCCGACTCAGGCTCAGACTCAGGCTCACCATCGGTGAACTCCTGGTCCATATCTGGCCAGGGTAAATCATCCTCAACTGACTGCTCTTTCAATCGAGGCAGAGAATCGATTGGACTCTTCTCTTCCGCTTGCTCTACTACTCCATCTACTTCCTCCTTCTTTCTAAGGATCACTGTATCAGGATCAATCTCTGGCTCCGCATAGATCAAGTTCGCATCATCGGTTGGATGCCAGCCATTAACGCCGTTCCGCATTTTCTTCTTCCAACCAAGTGCTTTCATGGTCGCACCTACTGCGAGCTTGACCTTGTGACTTAGTTGTTCTTCAGACTCGGGAGCGGCGATGTCATTGCCAATGAAGTCGTAGTAACGAATGGCCATATCAAAAGACGAACTGCCTGCGTCATTGATGGTCAGACCAGTGTTCTCGTTGGTCATCAAAGCAACCATGTGCTCATCTGGTTTGACCCCTGGCTTGTTCCTTCTTTCCTTCTTTGGCTTTGGAGACTCTTCCACAAACTCGGAGAACTCCAATTCAACCCAGTCCTCGTCACTGGACTCAGTCTCAATCTCTACGACGATGTCATCATCGATCTCGTCAATCTCAAACCCAACCTCATCAACGTCACACAAGTCAGGCATAAGCTCATCGCCAAAGAAGTTCTTTGGTGGATACCAGCGATACAAGCGATCACCATCCACTTGGCTCCTGTGACTTTCCCATCCAAGATCACGCATAACCAAAGCAAGAGCCTTCTCAGCTTTCGATGCGCTCACTTCACCATTCGGGTTGAGTTGATGATCCTCAATGATTCCATTCAAACCCAAACCAATGTCCGCTTCTGTGAGCTCACCCTCAATCTGCTGCTTGTACTCTTCTTTCAGCTGACTCAAAGATGTTTCCTTCTTTGGTTTGAACTCGTTTGCAGCAGCCAACAAACCACTCTCCACCTGCTCCATTGTCAAGGACTTCCCGTATGTCCCTGCCATGTAGACCATTACGTGTGCGAGTGATCTCCTGGTTACCTCAGTACCATTGAAGTCCAATAGCTTCCGACCTGACCGATGGGTAAACCGATCGACCATCTTCTCGTCATGTTTGGCTGCGAGGAATACACTGTGTACCCCAATAGCCGCCTTGATGTTTGCCGTCTTTTCGTCCGGCATAAGACACCTCCCTGTGTGTTTAGTTCAAGTGTTTAACCAATGACGCAGCAAGTATCTGCCTGTCCTCATCATTGGTCTGAAACAACCAAGCATTACGGAGCTTGGTCAAAGTGCTAAATCCATTTTGAGATGGATGAATCTTATTCAGTATGAGTAGAGCCGAAGCAAAGCCCAGTGGATGATTCAAATCGATGGTCAACGATTCCCAAGGAACAGGCATGCTGGTTCCCTCGTTGTCGATAATCAGACAGTGCGTCGGATGATCTTCACCCCACGGACGAACCGTAATCGTTTGCTCATTCTTGCTCACCCAACCAGCAGGCTCATGGCCTGGACGAATGCGAACGGGCGTACCGACCACAACGTCCAGTCTGGATAGCGATGGCATGATTTCAATCCAGTGCATTCTTTGCCTCATTGTCTTTCCGTATACGCTCATTGGCGCTTCTTGCGAGCCTGTACATACCCTGGCGTTGCGCTTCCACCAGCACAACCTTGGGGTCGATACCGTCACGAATCAGCTTCGACCATCGGATCGTTCGAGTGTGGAATCGTTCATCGCTTAGGTCCATCATGCCCCCTTACTTACTTTTTTAATAGCGAACAGAGCGGCCTTGACCATTTGCTCAAGCTCCCAGCGTGCTTTCGGTGCATCACGTTGAGCCTGATTATATTGATCGCCCGTTCCGTTGTAGTGGCAGTCAGAGATGTCTTGCTGAGAGCCTGCATATTTATCAGCGGCCTTCATGATCTTTTCCAATGCTTCTTCATCAGTCATCATGCCTCCGCAGGTTTGGTGCTCATCACCATGTATTGAATCGCTTGACTCTTCTTGACCATGTCCAGCAAAGCAGAAGCGACCATCTTGTTACCGCCAGAGAACGCAAGCGCCTCCGAGCTCCATTCTTCGTCCGACATCGGTATTCGATTGTGTTGGACGTACTCCAAAAAATCTTCCCACATATCAACCATTTAATCCTCTGTGTGTGGTGTTATCGTAGTCTAATCTATTAACAATAACCGGTCAACGATTGTCCGGTACTTCGTTTCCCCAACTAATCCAGCCCTCTCGGTTTGACCTTGCGAACATCTCAAGGTGCGGTCCATGGCTACGGGCCTCAATCAAATCATAGAACTCGCTGGGCTTCTGGCTGTGCCTACCCCTTGGCGCGTTAATCCATGACCCAATCGTCTTGTCATCAGTTTTGACGTTGTATCCTTTGCCTCTGACACCAAACAGTAAGATCTCATGCTGACCACGGAAGTATTGACCAAGACCTTTACGACCCTCTTTTGTCCATACCACGTTTGTTTTATACTTAAAGCCAAGTGTACCAATGAGCCATATGGCGTCTGCCAAGAAACTATTGGTTGCCCAAACATACAAGTGACAGTCATTAGCAGGCTTCCACTCAGGTGACTGCATGATCACCCTTGGCATGTCAGGTGTCTTAACCAACGGGTAGTGCCGGTCAGCTCCACGTTTAATCTTGCCACCACCAGCCTCGTTCCACGGTGGGTCCATGAGAATAGTTCGATACATCATTCTTCATCCTGTACAACAGCGTTCAATAGAACATGTCGTGCAAACTCATACGCACCCATGCCTGTTTCTTCGTGCTTCAGTCCATCGACATCTACATGGTACTTAAGGCACTCGATGGCGTGGGTCATTGCAAACAGAGCGTGCCACAAGGCAGTCGCATAGTTCGGATCGATATTCATTTCTTCAATAGATTTTGTTGATCCCATCACTCACCTCCTTTGTTCTGAGCATCCACGATGCTCTTGGTGTAGTCCCTCTTCATCTCTTTCAATGCCTCTGCGGCAGCGATCCCGGCTTGCACAAAGAAGTCCTCGGCATCCTCAACCGGGTCAGGATTGAACCGTTCCTTCGTACACTTCATGCAGTTGCACAAGGGACCAGGCTTCTGGCTCTGCTCGGCCCAGTCCGGTACAACTTGGTACACCTTCTCACCACCCTCGATGCGGGTCAGCTGTTCTGGTGTGACCACGACCTCTACCGGTTCTGCCAGTGTGTATGTCTCGCCATCGTCCAATACAAATATCATCATTGTTCTCTTCCCCATTGTTGGGCCATTGCAGCAGCGATCCCTCTGAACGTGCGGCTACGGTCTTTGTTAGTCATTACTTTGGTGTAGGTGGCCTTCTCTCCACGTCGGGCACCACCCGTGTTGCTTGGCAGGTAAACACCGTACTCATCCAACACATCGGTGGGCTGGAGCTCTGGTAAACCCTTGAGCCATAGCAGTGTGCGCTTGCTGTACGGGTGACCGTACTCATAGGGCTGCACCACCTGTGAATGCTTTGGCAGATCGAATGCTCTCAATGGCGTTGGATTCTCCACAGCAATCCTCGGTATGGGTGCGTTCAACATCTCCATGAAGAATGCTTTGGCCTCCAGACCCTTGGCGTATCGGTCTTTGTCGATGACACCAGGACTTGTGTACAACCACCGAGCACTGGCTTTCGATAGATATGTGCAAGGCGGATGCGCAATCAGCAAGTCCCAACCATCCCCAAGGATGTCCCGCACATCACCTTTGTAGTGCTGGCCCGGTATCTCGGTACTCCTGATGTCACAGGACACCGCGTCGTGACCCAACACACTGAAGGCTTCACGAACGATACCACTGTACTCACATGCGACAAGGACTTTCATCATACACCTCTGGCTAAACAGCCTCTTCCATTAAGACAATAAGTCTGCAATCCTCGAACTTGACCAGTCCAGAATCTATTGCTGACTGAAGTATCTCAGCATGATCTTCAACCGACATTCCGTACCTTGGTTTGTTGGGGTCGTGTTCCATCGGAAAGTTTGGAATCATACGAATATCAAACTCGTTATCCTCACCTTCATGGATGTCTGGCGTATACCAGAATGTCAACGGGTCTGGAAAGTTGTGGCCTTTGTAGCAGTGGTAGATGGGCACAGTGTCTCCAGAAACATTAAGCTCGAATGCTTCTTCAGGTTGTACATATGTATATGGCATCACTCACCTCCATAAGTTTCACGTTCTTCGCTGGATAGAAACTCAGCAAAGCAAACAGGTGTCCAACCTCCACGCTCGATGCGTTCAAGGTTAGCCTCGATATAGTTTTTGTAGGCCAACAAATCTTCCAGCATCATTCACCTTCCTTACATTCATGGTCAGCATCGACATGATGTGACTCGTCGCAGTGTACGCAGATGGCCTGGTCCAATACATTCATTAGTACAATGTGGTCATCATCTAAAACGTCATCGTCAACGGCAACGCCGACATGATTCATGGGTAGGTACTCATCTTCACAAAGGACGGTCACGTTTTGATCCATCTGCTCTGGAGTAAACCCGGACAGATGCTTTAATAGTTCACGGTATGTCATCACTCATCTCCTTCTTCAACAAGGCCCATCTCTTCAGCATCTTCCATGAACTTGGTGGGGTCCATTTCATATTCGCCAACAGCTTGGTTGATGAACATCTCGAACAGATCTCTTGTGCTGAGTGTGTCCCAAACGGCAAGCGCAACCTTCTCTCGATTCTCTGCGTTGTTCTCCATCATTCACCTCTGGCAAATGCTGCCAACTCATTCATGCGAACACGCATGGCTAAATCAACCTTGCGTGGCTGCATGTCAGGAAACAGGCACACACCCTTCATGTATGCATCCTCCAAGACTTTGTTTTCATGTCGGCGGCGCTCTACCAGTCGAAGCATCTTGCCTAAGTTTTCATCGGTTAGTTTTCTGGAGCCATCAACCCATTCCTCCAGCAAACCAAGTGCTGCATTGTTTACCTCGAAGAGTACGGGCGCTCGGCACCCTTCACACTTTCCACACTTTCTAATCACTTCCATCACTCACCTCCTACTTCGGGCGCTGCTTTTTTGATTAGGTCGATACTTTCCTTCAACCACTTCTTTGCGTTGCCTGGTTGTGTGCCTTCATATGGCGCGTCTTTCGCAGCGTTACCCATCACCCATACTATGTACTCCAGGTGACCGATGGGTATCTCCACTGGGGCATGATGGCGTGTCTTTTCAGCAGCACACTTCTCATCACAGTCGGTGCATACGTACTCAGCCAACGTCAGATTAACATCTGCAAGGCATTCGTCAGTAAAGAACCCACCGCATACCTCACACTGGAATGCATGCTCGTCAACACAGTGTTGGCACCAACCACCACATTCACCATGAACAGTGGTCAGTTCATCCTTATCGGTGACCTCTTCATCGCAACGCTCATAGTGCTCTGAAGGCAGACCCTTTTCAATAACCTTGTAGTGACTGCATCGGAATGTCTCTACACAAGCGCACTCGTATGTTCCACTTGCGTGCCAGTAGTGCCCGCACTCGGTGCACGTCCCACCGTAGGCCCCCCAATCGTCGGGTACGTTACTCATCATTCACCTCCTTCGATAAACTCTTCTGCTGTCAGCACCCACTCACACTCTTCACAGTCCTCGTCAGTGCAGACATGATCCTCTCGGTAGACACTCAGAATGTCCATGACTCTTTGCATGATTTGTTGTTCTTCTTTGGTCATCACTCACCTCCTGCATTCGCTTGAATAGGTCCATAGATAGGAAACACACTATCGACATGGAACGTCGAAAATGGACGCTTGCACTTGAAAACTCTCACGTTCACCCAAGGCTCGCCTGAGTATACAAACTTTACGTAGCCGTATTCATACTCCCAACCGGAGCCCCACTCGACACGTCGTCGAACCATCACTTCATCGAACCGTTGCATCACTCACCTACCTTGGTTGGTATGACTACGATTGAAACCCATTGGCCGTTGAGTGGTAGACCCACAATCTTTTTCATGTCCACGGTCCATACATCGGCACAGTCTTTGGAGCACCATCCGTCCTCGTTGGACCAGAAAAGGAATGCTTTTCCAGCGTCGTCGAACTCATCGAGATGACTGCCACTGGGCATGGGTTTGTGGCGAATCATCCAACGCTTGACTGGTGTTCCACGATGCGACTGGCATCCTTGACCAGCAATGCAATACCACTCACCATACCCGGTGCCGCAGGAACGTATCGATTCTTCAAGCTCATACCGGGTACCGCGTCGTCCGCAGTTTGCACATCCAAACTCTTCGTTCATACTAAATCCACTGGACATCATTCACCTCTCTGCTTGTTCTCTTTGGTTCTCAAGTCCATCTCCCAACCACGCTCATACTCAAGCTGAGATCTGTAGATGGACAACAACTGATCCTCTTCCCAGTCTGTGATCTCCACTGGAGTCTTAGACTTGTCACCGCTCAGATACGAAAGCTCAGCATGCACATGCTCACCCTCACCAACACTGGCATCACCCTCGCAATACTCTCCCTCAACTGTAATCAACACGTACCCTGTGACATCGCCAGTTACTTCATCAACTACTTCACGTTCAAACTGCACAACAACTGCTACTGACATCTGACTGCTCTCCTCTGTTTTTTTGGTGTTTTTAGTATCTATATGTAGGGTGGTGGTTCTAAATATAGCGAAATATAATGTGGGAAATGACTGTGACTACGTGGTGTATGCCTGTGCCTATGAAGTGAGCTTATCTGATTATATTTGAGAAGTCCACTAAATGTAGAGAAAAAAACGAAGTCGGACAGAAAATGGTAGTAAGTGTCCCAGTAAGGGGGGACAGTGTCCTATACTTAGGGACAGCCGAGAATGTAGTTTGAACCTTGGGTATTACTACTGTCCCTACCGTCCCTACCTTATATAGTATGTACCTCCTTTGGTAGTAGTAGTATTCCTTTAATAGATATAGGTAGTACAACCAAATCCCCTCTATAGGGAAACGAGGGGGGAAGGGGGACAGCAGGGGTTTGAGCTTAGTATTGTTCACTTTGAACCTAATTTATTGGGTGGCCCTACCTTTTTGATTGGGTAGGGACAGAGAGGGTAAAGCTACCGAGGTAGGGACAGAGACTCACCAGATGACTCAATCACAGATACTATCGGCTCTATGACTCCAGATGGATGGCAGATGATGTGTACCTGAAAACCATCACGCATCCAACGCCTTGTGAGGAGTACCGACCAACCATGTACCTGATCAATCGTGTACCGAGACTTGCTACCACCCCCACGGATATGGTTAAACATACTCACGGCAGTCTCACCAAGAGCTCTCGCATACTCACGTAAGGAACCATCTCGATTAAATGACGACTCAATCTCACGAAAGATCATGTACAAACGCACACTGCATGCCTGAACCTCAGACTTCAACCAACGACCAGTCAAGTGATTGTCGATGTCCTCATTCAACCTCTCAACACCACCAGAAGGAATCGAACGCAATGTGTCAGCATCCCTTGAGGTTAGACGGCTCCGTCGTAATGTGGCAGAAGCCTCACTGTATTTGTCAGATATGTCAGTCACCAGGTATTCCTCGGATAGTTTATGGAATAAAAAATATGGTCGAAACTCAGTCAGCTTTTCCGTGGATAGATTTGGACGATAACACAGGTGGACCGATTGTTCGCGCCGTCATGTCAAGTGTCAGCCCTGCCGTTTGGAGCAGTGTTTTTCAGCAATCTGCCTATAAAGCAGTTGCAACCTACGATATGGCCAAGCGAAGAATCGAGAAACAGGCCGGGAAACCGAAACGGAAGCCCATCGACCGTGCGGGAATGGTGCGTAGGGCAGCAAGGCAACGCGCCAAGAGTAAGAAAAGGGGGGGCTGAGCTCTGCTGGTAGAACCCAGCCCCATCCTCTATGTGTGTCTACGCTGTAGGCTGTGTGTCAACTACCGCTTGCTTTGCGTTCCCTTTCGGAAACAGCATGCCGTGCAGATCCTCTCGGATCTCTTTGAGTAGATTCAAAAGCCACTGTGTGCTCTCGCCCGTCGAATCGTTACCGACCGGCTGCATGAAGTAGGCTTCCTTCTCAAACTCATAGACTTGGTAGTGCAGCTGAGCCAGAGCGTCTTTGATTCCAATGCCGCCACCTGATCTAACCTCGAAGTAGTCCTGGGTTTCACCGGGCTTGCCCGTAGGCATCATCCCTTTGACTTCCAAGACCGCAACGATGTATCCAGGGACTGGCGTTGTAACAAAGTGCAATGTTTGCAGTGATGTTTCAAGTGTTATTGAGTTCATAACTTCCTTGTATTTGTGTTGCGTGACCCGGCTTGTCACGTTGAGCTCTGTTCTCATTGATCAAGAATCTCTTTTGCTGCCAAAACGGACTCGCATTCTTCGCAGTCCTCTTCGGTGCATACATGATCTTCTCGATGTACATTGAGAATATCCATTACCTTTTGCATGATTTCTTTTTCTTTGTTGTTCATTTGTTTCCTCATCCAACAGAACGATAGGATTTTTTGTTGTGGACAAACCTGTCAGTGCGCGTGCGCGTGCGTGCGAGTTTGCTGATAGGGCAGCCAGGTGGCAGCTGGAGGGAGAACACCACTTCACCACCTCCAGCCGCCTTGAACTGGCCAGTCCAATCAATAGTCGTATCCGTCGATCGGCCCATCCTCATACGAGTCAAGCTCGTCAAGGTGCATCTCTCTGTTGATACGATCTGTCCTTCTGTCCCAATCTTCTTCTCGTTCGCATGTGCATCGGAGCGCATGGTCGATGTGCTTTGCACAACTGTTGTGGTGTTCTTCTGTCTCCATCATTCACCTCTCTTGAAAATCAGGTGTGCGTTGTTGTTGAGGAATCCCTCATCGAATAAACGATGCACATCATTCACATCGAAGAATAGATCTTCAATGCTGTTCATTGACATCGCCAATATGCCTGGTCCAAATCGTGGCAGTCCTTCTTCTGGTTCATGTGTCGAACAGTCAGCATCGTTGATTCGATTGGGATGAACGATGTCTTTGTGGATAGCGAATGGCCCACATTCCAATAGGTTTTCTTCATTGGTGAATACAAGCCAATCGTGTATGAACTTCTGGTTGACTGCGTTCTCAAAGTCTTTGCGCTTTTGGACATCGAACCCCGACTCGCGCAGGAACATGACAGCCTCTTCTTCATTGACCGCGTGGGAGTCGATCGACATCGCGTGTTCTTTGTCCTCTGGTGATGTCGCAGGAACAAAGCAGTCAGGGCATAAGTAGTCCTCGCCGTATCCGCAGTACTCATCGGTTCGAACCCATACGCCGCATGAATCGCATTGGTAGGAGACATGGACTGCTCCGCTGTCGTCTATGTATATTTGTGTAGGTTTACTCATGGTGTTCTCCTTGTGGTGTCTATATCCAGTAACCTATGTTTACTTGTGTGCCAACATTATATTGAAAATACTTTCTTGATGTATGTCAGCTGATGTGTGCGCGTGCGCGTGCGTGCCCGTCGTTGATAGGGCAGGGTTGCCCCCCAGCCTCAAGGGCATGGGGGAGCTTTTTTGTAGCGGTAGCATCCGCTCTCCAGGGTTTCGATCTCTTCTCTTTCCCAGTAGTTCCAAAAAATCATGTTACCTCCATGACTGATTTGAGCCAGTCCTGATGCATTTCGTCATGAACCAGATCCCACAAGTCATCGACTACTTCTTGGATGTCCTCGGGATCGCCTTTTTCGATTAGATCGTCGATCGTTTCGATCTTGTCCAATATGCTGGATAGTATCGCTTCCATCATTCCCCTCCGCAGTCGTCGCAATAGTCAACGTCTGGATGTTGTTCGTCGGGCTCACAGCCTGCGCATGTGTATGTCTTATTGTCATCGATCATGTCGATGTCTCTTAGCTCTTGAACCACAGAATCGAATAGACCGGGCTCGCGTTTGTATCGGGTTCGCATCTCATATATGAGGGCATCGTTCATCTCTTCGAGTGTCATAGACTCAACACACATTCGAGCGATACGTCGTCTGTTTGCTGCGTTGTTTTCCATTGTGGTGTTCTCCTGGTTTGGGTTTAGTGTTTGAGGAATACGACGCCAGGGACAGCCCCATGGTGATCGTTTTGTGCGTCACATAGTCCGCAACTGTTACAGTCGACGGCTTTGTGTTGGGCAGGGCAGACGATCAGCCGGTGACCGTTTGGTGTGGTGAACGTTTCACCGCTCCACTCTTCGAGATCTTTCAAGGTGCTGCGCTTCGATCCTGGTACCTTGAGATCGTCCGATGTCAACGCAACGCGCCATCCCTCATCAATGCGATCGTCGGCCTCTTCGAGCGAGTGAACCGACGCCATAGCAAGGCCTTGCAAGTGTGCGCCCTTGTCCGCTGCGAAATGTGTATACAGCAACATCCCACGGAATCCGGCCTCGCGTACATCGTTTGCCCATCCCTCGACAGTCTCCCGATCGAATATCCACGGATCGCCACCTACAGCCCCACGGACATATCGGGCCATTCTGCGGGAGTTTGATATTGCTGTCTTGAGGCTGTAACGGTGTGGTCGTCGCATGGCTTCCTTTGCCCTATGTACTCCCAGCGAGTGAACCTCTGCCATGTCCTTTGCATGTGCTCGCTGCATGGATGCCTGTGCCCTACGTGCGCCCAGCCAGTGATAGCATCCGTCTTGGCGTAGTGGGCAACCTTCACAGGATCGCTCTGTCTCTGCTTTATCGACGCCAACGTATCCCTGCGGAATGTCGCCGGTCTTGTCGTTGTTCGATCGTCCAACCCATAGCATTGTTGGTTTCTTGTTCATGTGGTGTTCTCTCTGTGGTGCGGTGTTCTCTTTTAGCCTAACATGAAAAAATCGTTTTTGTGCGGTTTTTTTTTCGATTATTTTTTGCGGGTTATTTCCCGTCTGCGCGTGCGCGTGCGCGTGCGCCCCCGTCTGTGATAGGGCCGCAGGTAGCCGCCACCCTTACGGGTGACGACTGCAGCTGAGTTCAACGATTGCCATAGAGATCACAATTGCGAGCATGATGAAGTGAATCAGAAACGGGTCAATCATCCCATCCGCTCCAACTTCCATTCCTCATAGCGGTTGTCCGCTTCCATATCTTCCACTGCTTGGATATATATTTCCAGACCCTCGCTGTGTATTCTTGACACCTCTTCACATTCAAGATCAATGTCTTTTCCTGTTTCACAGTTTGTAGCCTTCAATATATTTACTTCGCCATCGTAGGTATCGACAACACATTCCACATCAATTTCTATTGTGCGAGTTATGCTGTACGTGAATGATTGTTTTGGCATTATGGTGTCCTCATTAGTTTCTTGATTGCGGCAATGGCTGCCTTCGGTGATTTGTACGCTCCCGTTCGGGGTGAATCAGGCATAGCAAAGGCTGTTGCCCAGTACATATGTGGAGCCTTTCCAGCCATTCGCCATAAAGTTATGTCATTATCGACACGACAGTAATAGTTTCCTGTCCATATATTGGATGTCCATTGGTATGCTTTCATGGTGTTCTCCTTGTGGTGTTCACCGTTATGGTAACATAAAAGAGCCCGACAGGGAACCACCCCTGTCGAGCATACTCGATTTATGCGGTCTGTTTCTGACTTCGCAGTTCCTCAAGCATTGGAGAAATGTCCTCGGGCAATATCACAACCCCACCGATAACAAACTGTCGAAACGTCGGCTGCAGTTGCCCAACCCCACGCTCAACGCCTACCATCCGATACCCAAGCGAATAGGTACGACGGTCCATGAACATCTTTCGAAGCTTATCTGCGACCCGTCCCGGTCCTGTCTTGGGCCGAGTACGGCCACGATTGTACATCGGTTGCCGTTTGTTGTGTTCCTCGTACTTGCTGATACGCTTCATCTTCTGAAGTTCGGTATCAGCAGGTACGGCCTTTATGTTGAGCATGTTACCGCATGCACTAATCTGCAAAACTTCAATACCGCCAGCGGTTGACTGTACCTTGACCGTGTTCCGATTCTTCTTGGGCTGTTTCCCGTCCAGTGAATTTTGCCAGGATGTAGTCTGTTTTGTGTACGCCTTGACAAACTCTTCAAAGGTTGCGTCTACCTTGTTACACATTGCATTCACTTCATGCATATTCCATCCGAGCGTACCAAACTCATCAAGCTCCACACGATACCTGTCGTGCGCTCCGTCTATTGCTCGTTTCAAGCTTTCCGCATAGCTTTGGACACGTATAACCTTGTCGGATTTAATGTTGTCCTTGTTTGTATATTCAAGGATACCGCCCCACTGTCCGCCACTGTTTTTACATGCTGGTCTAAAAATGTCGAGTTGACTGTTCATTTTATCACCCCAGCAAGCAAAAGTTCATAGGTGACGGGAATAGCAAGCAAACAAACCAAGGAAATCACAAAGCATATGCTTCCAATGATGTCGCATATTCTTTCGACTCTATCTTTCTTTTTCATATTGTTCTCCAATGGTCCGAGTTGTTTTGGTGTTGGACCTGGATTGAATCTCGCACGATTTCAGTTCACTGTCAAGGCAACATATGAAGAAAAACGACATTTTTCTGGTTTTTTTAGTGCAACCACCCATCCAGCTGAAAATGTACCCGTCAGTAGATAAAACCCCACAAATATACCCTTCAGTAGATTTCAGCTGAAAATGTACCCATGAGTAGATTTATCCAAATAATCCGACCCTTCAGTAGATTTCGCCCTATCATGAGATTCCCGTCTGAGGTGTTGTTTCGCTCTTTACGTTAGACTGTACAAAGTCGACTCAAATGCGGTATTCAAATAGTGGTGGAGGAACTTACTACATGCAAGATGATGACGATGGATTCTTGATGGTCGATACCGAAGATGACGTTGAGCTCGGTTTGTTCACATTAGAGGATGTGGAGTTTTCACAAGACACAGAGTGGTTCTTCGAAGGTGCATGGTATTCTATGTGCTCATACTTAGATGACTTGTATCCGAGTATGATGGTAGGAGAACCAATGGGATCACAGGAGGACAGTGGGCATCTATCAGTTTGGGCACGACTTGATTTCGAGGATAGCGTTATGTGGTTGAGGATCATGACATTCTCACCATTTCATTGGATATGGAAAGACACTCAATACCATTAAAGGAGTACATGGTACTCACACAGTTCTATCCATTGAGTGGAGTCAATGGGGTAGACGAGTATTCTGTATATGGCAACAAGGTAGACGAATATCGTGATGCTCTCGGCGTGAAGTACGATGACGAGTTGATATTCAAAGAGGTCAAGAAGTGTAGAGGTAAAGCAATGCACTGGTTTGCACCAGGAGACATTGTCTGTAGACGGATTGGTTTAGAGGAGGATCTAGTAGATGTACTTCGACCGATGCAAGATAAAGTGTTCATCTCAAAGAAGATTGATCAGATCGAATATAAAGAAGAACTTGAACAACTTAGACGTAGTGCTATCGAGAGTCACAAGTGGAAGGTACGTCGTAGGAAAACTTGGTTTGCAGTTGTTGATCCAAAGGGTAGAGCTGTTGTCATTGCTTTTCGTTACTGGACAAATGCCTTCAAGAGATTGATGGAGCAGTTGTGTCCAATACATCCAAAGCACAAGATCTATGCATGTGCTCCATACAGGGTGGCAGCATCATGGTGTGCATTCAAGGTGATGCATCGATATGCAATGAAGCACTGTAGTCATGAGATGAATGTAGTTCAAGCATTGAAGTGTATGCGATATGCAGAGTGGGTTTGGTGGAGGCGTACTGAAGTAAAGAACATGATGGGTACAGGACGTATCTACAAGATGTACAAACGTAGAGCCAAGAAGTTCATACCGTTTTGGGAGAGATGCTTTCGTCTAATGGATGATGGTGTACAAGTACCAGACTCAGTACGTCATATAAGGGAACATCCTACAACTCGATGGATAGCAGTTACACCGAAGGAAGCAGAGTGGTACTTGGGTTGTGTGTATTGGCCAGAGTGGTATGGTGGTGATCCAGTTCGTTTTCAGAAGTTCATCAAGAGTAGTAGAGGTAGAATGTGGAGATAGCTTGTACAGATCTGACACCAGATGTCATACAGAAGTGTCGTCATGTTCAACGTCATGTACGGTTAGCGATTAGTGATTGGTACTACTTTCTTTCACGTATGTCTTTATCGAGTGACACATGGTTATACGGTTGTGATTGGTGGATGAAGAACGTTCCATCACAGCTGGATATACCGTGGGCATTTGAGTCGATAGCAGATGTTGTACGTCGTCCAGGTATGTTGGACATATTGATTGTTAAGGTTGATGAGATTTGTATTTCAATTGATCGCAACGATGGTACTGACTTTCCAGACAGTGTTCATAAGTTACGGGATTCATTGAAGATATTGCAGAAGGAAATGGAAGATGCAGGAATGGCAGTTTGATTGTGTGATACCTGGGGCACCGATTGGTAAGGGTAGACCAAGGGCAACGAAGATGGGTAGTCATGTTCGTTTGTACACACCGAAGCGTACAGCAGATTGGGAGAGGAGCAGTGCATTGATCATGCGTAATGCATGGATGTCACCACCAAGCGATAGTCTATGTAGGGCAAAGATTACTGCAGTGTTTCCGAGACCAAAGAGGTTGTTACGGAAGAAGGATCCAGAGCACAGGATTTGGCACAGCAGTAAACCAGACATAGACAATGTTTGTAAATCTGTTCTGGATTCGCTGGTTATGGCAGGAGTTATTCGGGATGACACACAGGTTGTTATTCTCACAGCCAAGTCTGTATATGCATCTAAGGATGAGGGTCCGTGTGTTGAGGTGAGTGTCACGTCTATTGACGGTGTCGGTCCATTAGAATAGTTTGTGTGTACCGATGATCTCTACAAGGTGGAGTGGTGTTTGCCTTGTTCTGAAAGAGTGATTTGGTCTACACATTAGTGTTGTTCTCTTTGCCCTCGGCTGTATCTCTGTGCGGTCGGGGGCTTTTTTTTATGTTATTTAAGATGTACTATTGCTTCAGGAGAAAGCTATGCATGGGAAGGTTCCACCGGTATTGGTCTTGGAGATAGACACTCGGTCTGAGAAGGAGAAGGAGAACGATCGACTTCGTGAGTTAGCGAGGACATCTGGTCGTGACTCTATGGAGTATGACGAGGATGACGTTGTTGATATGTCAACGATGTTGAAAGAGTATTCTGGTCCGATGATTGAGCGTGGACCGGACATGATTTTATCTGATCATATGGAGGATGGTCCTGGTTCATCATTGTTTGATGAGTCGAGTGCCAGTCGGTATGCAAAGGCGATGGGTATTTCGGGAGATGAGCTGGACCGTATACGTGCAGCCTCGATGATGGAGCAAGGTGGCCCTGAGTCATTATCCAGGTTCAAGCAGGACTATGGTGAAATGAAGAAGTATGGTGGTGATGTAGTTGCGATGGAGTTGGCAAGAGAAGGCGACGACATGGACGATTCATTGATGGATGGTTTGCTGACATCATCGATGGACAGCACCAGTAAGATGGACATGTCTGACAATATGAACCAAGCGATGGCAGCGATGGAAGAACAGTTTGGTCGTGATGCCGAGGCGATATTGGATGGTGAGGCTGACGGATATTTTGTATTTTCCGTAGATTGTCCTAATATGGGCCAGGTGAAATATGTTTATGACTCTAAGGACGGCGTTGGCCGTGTATTGAGAGGTTGATATGGCGAGTCCTTATACTGTTTCCGGTGATACGATCAAAAAAGCTCAAGATGAAGAGTCAGAAGCGATATTGAAGTCGGCCACATCTGCGAAAAAGGATCGTGCGAAAACGGCCAAATCGACAATAAAGTCTCAAAAAGATCAATCTTTTATAGATGCCATGAATTTTGCCACAGATATTACGAAAGGCGCGATAGATGCTTCAGGAGACATTGCTTCTGCGAAATCAAAAGCTTTGCCATCTGCAGTTGCTACGGATGCAGGCGCTACGGATGCAGTTGCAAAGCCAGATTTGAGTACAAAAAGCGGTCGTATTGGTGCGCGTGCGGACGATTTACAGTCGAGAGCTGAAGTAGCGGGCGCTAGTGGTCGTTTATTGCGTCAAGCCAAGTTGACTGATCGTGCGGCTGCACTTGATCAAAGAGTTCCTGAGATGCAACGGCAAGAGTTGTTGATGGAGCAGCAGCGAAGGGATCAGTTTGCTGAAAAGGTTGATGACCGCAGGGAGCGATCTCAAAAGCGTTTGGATCGTTACAACATCAGAAAAGAGTATGGTCAGGACAGAAAAGTAGGTGCTTATCGTGCTGATGGAGATCTTTACACAGCGCAGCCTCAAGCTCCTGATACCAGTGCTGAGATATTCGATCCTCGATACAAGGCTTCTGATGATGTTGTTCGTAAGCGTGCTCTTGCTTTGATGTCACAAGAGGATGATTTAACTGAGGACGAAATTCTAAGTTCAATGATGAGTCGATAGATTAGGAAGGCTTTAAGATGGCGAAAAAAGGCGTACCGACCAAAACCAACAGTCCACGTCGGATCAAAAAGGGTGAGCCTGGTTATGGTAAGAAAAAATTTGTTGTACTTGCCAGTGCGGGTGGCAAGCAACGTGTGATTCGTTTTGGTGATGCGAACATGGAGATTCGTCGAGATAATCCGAAAGCCCGCAAAAATTTTCGTTCACGTCACGGTTGTGACAAAGAGAAAGCAAAAGACAAGCTGACTGCGAAGTACTGGTCATGTTGGCAGTGGCGCAGTGGTAAGAAGGTGAAAGGATGAACCAGTATAAGTTAGACGATGATGACAAGACGTTGGCGAAAGGCCTTAAAGATCCCAAGCGTGCGATGAAAAAGGTTTCATCCAACTTGAAGAAGGCATCGAAGGCTCATGCCAAGCAGTCAAAGCAATTGGCAAAGGCTTCTAAAATGCACGCCAAGGACGCTGAAACGGTGTCAAAGATAACGAAAGACATGAAGCGAACGAAGAACCCTGGCTACAAGATGAACGGCTATTGAACAAAATAGGAGCTTTGTCGTGGACAAAACAGATAAAGAGCTCGCAAAAAACATGCGACCGAAGAAAAAGAAGAAGGCCAAGAAGGCTAAGAAATCGAAGGGCAAGAATGTTCCTACGAATCCTGAGCTTTATGCAAGGACAAAAGCGGACGCCAAAAAGAAATTTGATGTTTATCCAAGTGCGTATGCCAATGCGTGGTTGGTCAAGACCTATAAGAAACGTGGCGGCGGTTACAGGAAGGCTTGATCATGGCTAGAGGTGGACTTGGGAAATGGTTTAAAGATCAATGGGTAGACATTGGTGCGCCTAAAAAAGATGGCAAGTTCCAAAAGTGTGGCCGTAAATCTGCTAAAGATTCAAAGCGAGGCTACCCGAAGTGTGTGGAGCTATCCAAAGCCAAGCAGATGACCAAAAAAGAGCGTGAAAGTGCTACTCGACGCAAGCGTGCAAAAAAACAAGGTGTTGGTGGAAAGCCAACCAATGTTAAAACTGACGATGAAGTTTTGTCAGAAAACATGAGAAAAAAGAAGAAAAAGTAATGGCATCAATCGAAAACATGACCGACGAAGAGTTGCTTGCAATGACGATGCCTGGTGAGCGTGGATACGTCGTCCCTGCCCTTCGAGATCCGTTGTTACAGAAGCGAACGGACGTGATTGATGAGGACATTGATCCAGACGATGTTCTGTCAAAATCGATGGACGCAGAGCCTGTTTATCAAATCGGTGAGCCGGATATCGAGGATGGTTTTGTTGATCGTGTCTCGCGTGGTGCAGAGCGTGTTGGTCGTGGTGTTGGTGATTTGGTCTATCAAGCGCATGCAGCGAAAACCAAAGCTTTGATGGATCCTGTGGGCGCTGCAGAAGAGGCCAAGCAGTTTGCATCGAGAGTTATGGAGGGCGATCCCGAGGCCCAGGAGCAGGCATTGATTGCCACATCGATGTCTATGGCCGAACCCATGGCTACAGCGGCTGACGTTGAGCTGGCTCGTCGTGATGTTCGTAAGGCTATGGAGACCCGTGATCCAGGTGATATTGCGACTGCGGGTGTTTCTACAGTGTTTGCGGCGATTCCTTTGGTTGGTGTTGGTTTGACCAAGGGGATTACCAAGGCTGCACCGGACCCTGAAGTTCTTGAGAACTTGTCTGATTTGAAAGGCAACAAGCCCAAGTTAAATGAAGATGGAACAATTACGATGTACCATCGAACAAGTCCTGAGTCTGCTGCTGAGATTCGCAAGACTGGCAAGTTTTTATCGAAAGAGAATACTAATGAGGTGTTTTTATCGAGCAGTCCTACGGGTCAAGCAGAGGGCTATGGTTCTGAGGTTGTTGAAGTTCGTGTGGATCCTGCCAAGGTTCGTCTGGACGATGCCTTTGATGATGAGATTCATGTGGCGGTTAAAGTTGACGACATAGGGAAGCCATCTACTGCTGGTCCAGAGCCTGTATTCGAGTCTCTATTGGAGAAGGCCGTTGTCGAGAAGATGCCCAACAAGGTTGCGGTAGATGACGTAGAGAAGTTTTTGAACAGAAAAGGTGCGACGAAGTCAGAGATTGCTGACACCAAGGTTCCTGAGTTTGTGGAGCAAGCAAAGGCAGAAGGCAAGAAGAGTGTCACCAAGGACGAGGTGATCCAGCATCTTGATGAAAACAAGGTGCAGATCGAAGAGGTGAGGCTGGGTAAATCGTTACAAAAGTTGCCAAAAGAGATCGAGGATCTTTCAGATCAGAAGTTTGTTGCTTTTGAATCATTGGATGAAGAGGCTACTGATCTTGCTCGCGTTCTTGCTCCAAATGAAAGTGCATCAGCGCAAGTGGATAAACTTTTAGATAACCCAAATCATTTTGATAGATTGTACATTGATTATGTTGGCGGCATAGACAGGATTCGAAGATTTGATGATGTGCCTGATGACATGCAGGATGCGGTCACTAGCGTCGTTTCTTTGGACACATTCAAATCGATCAGTAACTGGGAGCCCGAGGACGCTGCACGGATAACGAAGGCTCGCAATGCCGTGAACGCGAAGCTAGATGAAATCGTTTCTGAGCCTGGGTACTTTGCTCAAAACGATTCTGATCAGGTCACAAACTTGAAAATGATCGGAATGATTCTCAACGACATGCCCGAGGCCGAGACCAGGTTGGCTGCATTGCGCCAGTTTCAGGCTTCTCCGAAGTACCAAGAATATTCTCGGTTAAGCAAAGATTTCAGAGAAAAATATTCAGCATTCCAAAATGATTCGCGAAAGCTTGCGCCAGTATACGAAAGGTACTCAGTTCCTCATGGCGACAACTACCAAGAGATTCTGCTGACGGTTCCAACCAAGCCTTACACGGATTTGCCTGAAAGCTTTGAAGTGTTGGACATGGCAGACGTATATAAAAATGAAAAACATCGCGGCCACTACCAGGTTTTTCATGATGGTGCTCCAGTTGGTGGTTCGCGTGGGATTTTTCGGACACCAGAAGAAGCCAAGGAATATGCGATCGATGAAATAAACGAAGCTGATGGTTGGGCAAGTTTATATGGAAGAAAAAAGTTCACTGAATCCCACCACAGAGACATCCCCAACGTCATGGCCCACATTCGCACCAAGGACCGTTTCGATCACAAGGGTCGCAAGATTCTGTTTGTAGAAGAGATCCAGTCTGACTGGCACCAGAAGGGACGAAAAGAGGGTTACGACGACGACAAGGTTCACATTATAGACATTGATGGGAATGTTGTGAAAAAGGTCGATACTGAGAGTGCTGCCAAACAATACATCAGAGAGGTACAGGACAGAGCAATGAGCACAGGGAAACCTTTGCAAGATGGTGGGCCTGAAGATCTTGATTACAAAATGCCGGGAATGCGGCCAAATTTAGTTCCCGACGCCCCCCTAAAAGACACCAAGGAATGGACTGCTCTTGCCGTTCGTCGAGTATTTCGTGAGGCAGCAGACGGTGGCTATGACGGTGTAGCGTTCAGCCGTGCAGACATGATTACGCCTGTGGTTACTTTGCCTGAAAGACAGGCTTTTGAAGCACTTGGCAATCGAAGAGAATTCATATATATTCTAGGAGAAATGAGAAAGCGTGGCAGTCAATATGCAGAGGCTGCAGACGAGGCCGAGCGTGTATTCAAGGGCAATGAATACTACTATGACAAGTTGTTGCCCAGCATTGCCAAGAAAGAATCGAAGGGTGATTTGGGCACTACGCTTATCGAGCTAAAAGATGTTGGCTTCTCGAAAGTAAAAGAGCGACACACTCCAGGCATGTCTTACCCTCAGTTCAACAAGCAAGTTGAAAGACTCGTTGATTCTGGATGGGTTCAAGAAGTACCGTTTTTTGAACTCACCCCTAAAGTCAAAGAAAAGGTCAGCAAGCCTCAGAAATTGTACGAGGCTGTTATCGGTGCGGGTGCCGGTGGTGCAGCTGCACGGGCCATGAGAGAAGATGAGGTGGAAGATGACAGTTAAACGAGATTCAAGAGGCCGTGTGCGTGACTACAAAAAAGAGTATGATCGCGATCACAAGCCATCGAAGGACAAGAAAGATCGTGCATCTAGAAATGGTGCTCGTAAGAAACTTATTGACTACTTTACGAAGCATGGAAAATCAATTCCAAAAAATAAAGATGTAGATCATAAAGACGGTAACCCACGGAATAATTCATCTAAAAATATACGATTTATGGACCAAAGCGAAAACAGAGGTAGGTCTAATAGCGAACGTTCAAAAAAGAAACGATAATTGTTTTTTAATCATTAAATGATATTATCGTTGTATGAGGGCCATATGGGACGAAACAAAAATAACTCTGGAAAAACAGAACTGACACCATGGATTGATCCAGAATTGTTGGACTACAAGCCAACAGATCGTCAGTCTGCGTTTCGTCGATGTGTACGCAACTGTGTTTTGGGCGGTAAGTTTTTAAAGGCTGACTGGTATCGTGCCAGTGCTCGCTCAGAGTCAGAAGCATTTAAGGGACATCCAGTCACTCCGAGTGAGTTTAAGCGATGGGCAGCGAAAAAAGGTTTCATGGTTTGGTTCTATGAGGACTTTCCTGAAGCAGAGCCCATCAGCGAACAAGAAATGCAGATGATTGAGCACAAGTGGTGGCGAGGCGTTCTCGATGCCATGGATGAGGGAGAAGAGTGGGCGTATCGTGCGTTTGCTAAGGTCCGCTTTGAAGCTCGTCGTGTTGAGCAAGAACGAGTTGAAAACAAAGAACTGTCCGACTTTTTGGGATCCGATAGCGAAGGTGGCGCTTGGCACATTAATGCTCCAGAGGCGTAATGGGCACAAACCGCACTGCTTTGCTGAACAGCAGGCTCGGCGTCATAGCCGAAGACCCAAGAGAGTTTATTTCTCGTCTAAAGCTGGTTGACGAAAAGGGTATTGAGCGTCGTTTCAATACACCATTTCCAGAGCAAGTGTTGGCGTTGGATGACTTCATGTCACCAGCGAACACCATCATTCATTATAAGCCACGCCAGATTGGGGATACCACAGTCGCATCTGCATACAACTTTGACTACACGTATTGGGCCACAGATCCCGTTAGAACGCTTGTTGTCGCAAACGTATACGAAACCACCGATTCAATCTTTGGAAAGCTCCAGCACTTCTACAGGAGCCTTCCTGAAGCCTTGAAGCGTCCTGTTGCACGCTCTAACAAAAAAGAGTTGATATTTGATGACACACAGGCTGGATTTCGATGCATGACTGCAGGTGGTAAGGGTCATGGTCGTGGTTGGACGTATCAGCGACTTCATGCAGACGAGCTTGCGTTTTGGCCAAATGCAGAAGAGGTATGGGCTTCTGTTACGTCAACAATGCACCCAGGCCCACATTTGAAAACGATTATTTTGTCTACTGCAAATGGCCCTGGAAACCTGTTTCACAAAAAGGTCATTGCTGCCAGGGAAGCGCAGAGGCAGGGTGATTCATCTGTACAGTTTCGATTTTTCCGTTGGTGTGATCATCCAGCTTATTCATCACTTGTTCCTGACGGCTGGGAGCCTGACAATGAAGAGTGGGAGCTGGCTCAGACTCATGGTCTATCAATGGAGCAGTTGTACTGGCGACATACTAAGATTCATGGTGTAAACGGGATTGGTCTTTCAAAATTTCGACGTGAGTACCCGCTTACGATTGAGGATGGCTTTGCTGAGTTCGAAGGTTCTTGGTTTGATCAGGATTATTTGAATGATGTTTTGTCATCGATTTCGCCAAGAGATGGTGAGCTGCGTATTTATGAGCGCCCACAGCCTGGGATCAACTATGCGATGGGTGTTGACCCGTCATGGTGTAATGGTGGCGACTATGCGGTGGCCCAGGTTTTGAGTGCAGACGGTCGTCAGGTGGCGACTTTATCGATGAATAAGGGCGGTGAGATTTTGTTTGCTGCCAAAGCTGCAGAATTGGCTTCTCATTACAACAAAGCAAAGACTCTCATTGAAAGCAACCCTGGTGGTGCTGGTCCCGTTGTCATTCGAGAGTTTCATAAATTAAACATTCCGTTGTGGACCAGGCCGACCCCATCTGGAAAAAAAGCAAACACGTCTAAAATATACTGGACGACATCTCGCGGATCCAAAGAAGAGGGCTATGCTCATTTGCGCCAGGTTGTAAATGGCGATGGTTTGACGCTGAACGATGACTCAACGGTCCAAGAGCTTATGCATGTTCGAGAAGCAAATGGTAAGATTGAAGGTCAAGATGGGTATCATGATGACCACGCAGATGCTTTAATGTTGGCTGAGTGGTGTCGCAGGGGGATGCCCACTGCAAGGCTTCCACCTTTGCATTATAAAAGACGTTATGTTGCACATCGAAATCCATTCGTAAACAAAAGAGAACTAAGAAATGGCTGATTACGAGAAATACCAACAGAGAGATTACAGTGGCGATCAAATCAAGCCATCTGTAGTTCATGAGCAACTTCGTGCTCACGACAAACGAATGCGTGATCAACGATCACAGTGGGCACTGACGAAGGCATCATACACCACAAACTTTTGGAAGCACGTAAGGCATCGTGAATATGCTGGAAAACAACACCAGACACGCGATAACGAAATCAATGTCGAGGTAAACCGTCTTTTTGGAATTATTACGGCCTACTTGGCAGCACTGTATCCACGAATGCAGCGTGCGGTTGTGTTGCCTGACCCTGAAGGTATTGGTGATTCACTCAAAACAGAACTTGCTTTGAACCGTTTTATGGAGTCCAGCAAGATTCACCACCGGATTATGACTGCATTACGTCAAGCTCTTCTGTACCCAGGTGCTGGAGCTAAGATTGGATACTACGCTGGTCGCGGAAATCCTCTCGACCGTGTTTGGATGCGGGTCATTCCGTATTGGGAAATGGTTCTTGATTGTGATGTTGGTGACCAAGAGGACGAACGTTTCCGTGGTCATGTGTACTATCGACCGAAAGCAGATGTAGAAGAAGAGTATGGTCTGACCGAGTTGAAAGGCACTGAGCGTGCTGATTATTTGCGTGTTGGATATTCAGACAAATCGGATGCATCTGTTAGGCAGACCGCGTATCCAAAACAAGACAAAGCAAACAGTGACAACAGTTACTTTGTTCGTGTTTTAGAAATCTGCAACATGAAGGACAACTACGAGGACAAAGAGAATCCAGGGATTCTTTATGAAGGTCGCCTGGAAATCTACGTTCTTGGTCAAGGCAAGTTGTCTCAAAAGCCTGTGTATGTAGGTCCGCTGCCATTCGCTGAGAAAGATGGCCGACCAATGGCTCACATTATCCCGTTGATTTTTAATCATGAGCCAGAGTATCCATTGCGTGGTATTGCTCATGCTGAGCGCATCTTGCCTCAGATTCAAGAGCTCAATGCCTATCGGTCATTTATGGCGATGGCTACACGAAAAGATACACGTCAATACATTACACGCAAGGGAACGTTTGGTGCTGATGAGTTGACGGATCTAACTGAAGGTCATGATGGTTTGGTTCTTCAACTCGATCAGGATTACGATCGACCATTGAGTGACGCGATTGCGCCGATTGGTAATCTACCGATTAGCTCGAACATCAATGAGTATTTGGCTTATGTTGAGGGCGACTTAGATCGAAGCCTGAACTTGAGCCCATCTGCCCGAGGCCAGGTAACAAAGGCAACTGCTTTTGAGGTTCAAGCAGTACAACAGTATACAGAGTCTGAATTTGGCCTTCATGCAACGATCAAAGATGAGTGGCTGACATCTATTCTTAGGGTTGTGTTGCGTGCTTTGATTTCATCTATGCAAGACCTTGGAGAATCTTCTGGTGCTTTCGAGGGCCAAGATGTACAACTTGCAGAAGTTGGTGCCGTTTCGAATGAAGAAAAAACTGAAGATGTAGGCTTGCAGGAGGAGGACGGTGAAGTTGAAATCGATGGCAAAGCACAAGTCGAGGCTGCTGAAGAGCAGGAAAGTGACGGGGAGCAAGAACCATTCGTTGACGATGATGCTGTCGATGACTTTGAAGAAGATCCTAAAGAGCCAGGTAAGATCAAATCCGAAAAGCTTATCCTGAGAGATCGTAGAGATTTCGTTCAAGTAGACGTGGAAGATTTGGACGCTGAGTTTGCGATTACGTTTGTTGAGGGTGCTGGAGCACCGATGGAAGAAGCAGTCCAGCAGCAAAACCTTTTGGGTCTGTTGGAGCCATACACAGCACTGTGGAACGCTACACAGCAGGGCGGTGCGCAAGGATTTATGGCTCGCCAATACATGAAAACGATTGCTGATAAGTTTGGTTTGCCAAAGGATCTTCATCCAGATGAGCTTGATGCGAAGATGGCAGAAGAAATGGAACAAGAGGGTGAGGCACCACAAGAGCAGCAACCCCAACAAGCCGCAGCCCCACAACAGCCTGCACAACAAACAGCAGAGTCTGATTTGTCAGATTTAGCAAACATGCCTCCAGATCAGGCTATTCTTGCAATGAGGGAAATATTTGCTAATGATCCAGAGATGCAGCAAGTATTAGATCAATTAGAGACTCTACCACCAGATCAGCAGGCACAAATGATTGCTCAAATGCTTACACCAGGAGAGGCCGGTGCCCCTGTATAGTTTTAAATGTAGTGATTGTGGATGGGAAAAAGACAAAATTTTCCGAGTATCAAATCGGCCATCAGAAATCGATTGCGAAAGTTGCGACCAAAAGGCGAAATACAGCTTTTCTCCATCGAAGCATCAATCCAACGACGCGAAACACATAACGAACATCAAGTCCGAAAAACGAGGGCTTTCGATGCACCGATTCAAGTGTCACGATTGCGATTGCGTTTTCGAAGTAATTGTTGATCACAGCAAAGGTGAATCAGTCGAGGACACATTTAACTGTGAAAAATGCGACTCCACCAATACCTCATGGAAGCCCTCTGCACAGATTGACAGATTTAGTGAACAATTCCCTTATTTTGACCGTGGCCTTGGTGTATGGTTAAAAAGCAAAGCACATCGCAGACAAATTTGTAAGGAAAGAGGTCTTACACCTGTTGGCAAAGAAGTAGGTGAAGATAAGATTTTTTCTCAATTCGATAAAAGAAGAGAAAAAGAAGAAAAAGAATATAACGATTACTGTGACAGACTTGATAATGCTCCTGAATTTAGCGAGTATAGGAAAGCTGTCGATAAAGGACAAATTACTCTTTAAGGAGCCCATCATGCCCGTCGAACCAAACACCGGAATGCAATTGCCTTACAAGGGCGAACCTGGATACGAAGAAGCAAAATCTCAGTTCCCTGAACTGTATGCAGCAGAAGAGCAAGGAATGCCTGCTGGAGAGGCACCACCTGCAGATATGCAACCTGCAGAAATGCCTGGTGATGAAGGTCCAGCTGATGCAATGGGTCAAGAGGATCAGTTGATGCAGATGGCCGAATCGGCACCGATGCCAGAAAAGCCATTCTCTGTATCTGCAGTAAAAACTCTTTTGAAAGAATTGAACAAAGCTTTGGATGCTTTTTCTGGACAAGACATTCCAGATCTCGAAGTTGAAATGCCATCAAAAGGCGCAAAGCTCGAAGGCCCATTGCCTCCAGGTATTTACCTTACTTTGCTTGCTATTGCGGAAAGTCTGACTCTTTTGGACCCCAAGTCTGCTGAAAAGTATCAATTTAATCCTCAAGAAATTGTTACTGATGCTGACCTTCGCAAAGTCACAGCAACACTAAAGAAAATGTCTAAGGACAAAAAGGTGCTGGAAGCAATGCAAGCTCCTGCAGGTGGAGAGGCAGAGATGGAAATGGAACAACCATCTGCACCTGGATTTTTTGATGAAGATGAACAAACACTTGCCGCTAATATGGGCTAAGGTTGTTTGTTCATTATTTTAATGATAAAGTTTTTTCGTAAATATATTGGGAGATCGCGTGGACGATTTGAATAACACAGAGAGCGTTCAGATAGAAGGTGAGCCGTACCAAGGCGACCTTGGTGATTTGGTTGTTGACCAGAGCGTAGAAGCTCAGTCAGAACCATCTGGAGAGGTGTTTGATGCTGCATCAGACGCTGCACCAGAGCCTGCACCAGAGCCTGAACAAGTCAACGAAGCACCACAGCCACAAGAGCAGCATCAGTCATTCAATGCTTTGGATGCTGAGCTTGGAGATCTTGAGGAGCTTCAGCACGACGGCTTTTACGATAAAGTAGATGAAAGCCACATTAAAGATCTGCCCCCAACAGCTCGTCGTATTTTGCACAATTTCCGTATCGATCGAAAACTTGCGCAAGAAAAACACGACCAAGAAATTCAAGATCTTCAAACGAAGATTGAACAGCGTGAAAACAACCTGTCCAATATGGAGCGTGAGTTTGCTAAACGTCAGGCTGAGTTTGCAAGTTTGATCGAAGATCCAGAAGTTCAAAGCCTTCTTGCTGAGCCAGAGGGTGAGTTGCCTGATATCTTCACTGAGGAAGGCGTAGAAGCTCGAATCCAGCGTGGAATTGCTAAGGGCATGTCTGCGATTTTGGAGCCAATGAAACACGCAGCCGATGTGACGGCTCGTCAAAACAACTACCTTGAATTCGTTAACAGCCATCCAGAGATGAAAGACAAGTCCTTTAAAAAGGACGTTGCAGGTCTTGTTCGCTCTCGGGCTGAAGACGGAATACCACTTTCGACGGAAGACGCTTATCAAATCGTCAAAGCTCGTCGTGTAATGGCCAAGCAACAAGCTCGGGCCGCACATGAGCAACGAGCCCGTCAACAGTCTGCACGGCGTATTGGTCGTGCTGTTTCGGGTGGAAACCCTTCTAACGGAGAGATTCCCCCCGATGTCAAGAAGCAGGGTGCGTTTGCAATCGCGAACTGGCTAAAGGCAAATCCCGAAGCAGCCCGAAAATATCAACAACTACACCGTTAACCTTCCCCCATTTGGAGCATTAGAAAATAATGGCAGCAACAACTCTTACCATCGGTAACGAGCTACTTTCGACCACGATGCATATCGTGATGAAAGAGTGGCGCGATAACATTTATACCAGCACTGCACTGCTCGACGCTATGACGCGAGTACACGGTGAGGGTCAACCCACACAAGCTGGCGGGACTCGTATCGTTCAACCACTTGGTTTCGGTGAGCACAGTAAGTCAACCAAGATTTCTACTGGTTACGAGCGCATCGATCTGAGTGTTGAGGATGTGTTCCAACCTGCTGTGTATGATTTTGGACACGTCGTTCGTCCAATCGCCATCTCGGCAGAAGAAGAACTCACCAACCAAGGTGATGCAGCGATTCTTTCTATTCTCGAAAACCGTGTGACATCTGTAGCCAACGCAATGAAGCGTGACTACGTCAAAAAGCTTGTTCAAGGTAACGTCGCAGAATGGGAAGAATGGAACAGCCTCAACGGACTTACAGTCGGCGGTGATACATCTGGAAATGGTTTCCTTGAGAACGCCATTGCTGGTGGTGGCGCTCAAGACTCTTCAGTTGGTGGAGTCAGCAAGTCAACATTTTCATCAAAGACTGGTTGGAACAACCAATTTTTCAATGCAGACGATGACTTTTCTGCGAACGGTCTTGCTGGATTGTATGACATCATGGTCGAAATCAACGCCGTTTCTCCTTCTGGACCACCAAACGTGATTCTTGCTTCACGGGCTGGTTTCAAGAACCTGAAGCGAGCTCTTCAAGCATCTGAGATGTACATGGATGAGAAGAGTCTTGATGGCGGTAAAATGAGCACAATGTTCCAAGGTGTGCCCATTGATGTCGAGTACTACATGCCTGTTAGCGAAGCCAACAACAAGGCTTCTTTCTACATCTTGAGCGCAAACGATATCTACACCGTTTGGGATCCGAAGGGCTACTTCGATCTTAGTGACTTCGAAACCGTTTCTGGTGAGTACGATGTTCGTGCCGCTAAGCTTCGGTGCCGTGGTCAGCTGATCGCGAAGCACATTGGTTCTTCCGGTCTCGTCGCAAACGCTGAAACGTTCTAAGATACGACTTGGGTGGGGGTCATGTTGACCCTCACCCTACTTCATAGCCATAGAATCAAAAGAGGGAGGATATCATGGCAATTCATAAAGTAGACGGCGTCGATGGCGTCAATAATTTTCCAAAGAAGTTTGTTACTCTTCATACGACTGAGTCAAGTGGTGTAACTAAGGGTGACATTCTTATGATCGAGACCGATACAGGCGTTACCGATCACAACAAGAATGGCGTTGGCGCTACTGTTGTAAAGGCTACTTGCACTGCGACTACTGGTGACGAAGGTCTTGCCATTATCGGCTGTGCGGCTGAAACTACTACTGCTGCTGGGCTTGTGAAGGTTCAGGTTGCTGGTAAGTTTGAAAACGCAAATGTCACTACCGGTATTACTCGAGCCAAGGGTATTTGTGTCCTTGATGGTACTGCAGGTCGTGGTGTAGCATGGACAGCGGCTACAAATTTGACGCTTCCTTTTGCTATTTGTCTTGAGACAGCAGCAAGCAACTTGTGTGACATTATGATCACCGACAAGGGCTATTTCTAGGCCATATTTGATACCGGACCCTAGGTCCATTTACGGCTGCTGGGGTATACTATCTCAGCAGCCGTTTTCTTTTTCAGGGATGAACAATGAATCTTAAAGAGCTTATTGAAGAGGTCAACTCAGCACTCGATTACAACCCTGATTTGGAAGCATACAAAAGTCAGGTATCTCGGGTAATTAACCGGCACTATCTTCAGATTTCAAGTCAGTATCCCTGGCTGTTTCGGCAAAAGACTGTGCCGTTGACTTTGCGTGCTGACATCAAAGGCAGCGCAGACTCAAGGTTGATGGTCGGTAGAAAAGAACATTACGGATCAAGTAATATTCTGTATTTCGAAGGCACAACAGACGTGTCTCCAGAAATTTTTGTTAATCCAGAAATGCTTGGGAACACCTTGGTTATTGAAGGCAATGAAACAATCACTGATTGGGATAGCATTGCTCACGGCTCATCTGAAAGAGAGTTTACAGTAACCGCAATTTTTGATCATCCATCGGAAGATCCACCAGGGCACTTTACCAACACAATTACGGGAGTCGCTGGTGGGTTGGTTGAAACTGATTTTGGTTCAGGCGAACCACGCCCTCAATCTGTTGGATACGAAGGCACATCAAGAGCTGGTGGGATGGTCGGAGCAGAGTTTCCTGATGGACATAGGCCAGGTAATGGTTGTGGTATCGTTATTGATAGACCACTTATTGATCCCAGCACTGTTGCTTACGTTACTTCAACAGATACTGATTTTGCTACTGCTACCGGCTATAACTCTGATGGAAGCTATAATTCAGACAGGACAATAACAAAAAGATATTATGAGGATTGGTCAATCGAGTTTAGGAAATATTATCTTCCTGAAGATTGTATTGAAGTTCTTGGAATAGTAGATCGTGGATTGAAATCGTCTGTTCATTCACAAACAACATTGAAAGGTCAGACAGTAACTAGAACATCTACAAATACAGCACCTGACCGTGGACGCTTGATATTCATTGACTCTGCAAAAGAAGAGCAACTGTATTTGGATAGAGACTCACCTGGAGACCCAGTCATTGGTATCGAAGGTATGCCGACTTACGTGACCCCACCACAAGATGCACCAATTGTGATCGGCATAGAGGGTGGCCGTTATGATGGAGGTGAATTGCATGCGAACGCGCTATCCAAAACTTATACCCTAGCCTACAATAAATATATAAGCGAGTATATGATGATAACTCCTGGCGTAGTACTGACTAAACCGGGATTGTTGTACGAGGCAGAGTATGAGTACTGCTATACTTTTGTTGAGGGTGGTGTGGAATCAGCCCCTTCTCCAGTGACCAGACTTCCGGCAGTAACAAATAATAGAGAAAAATTTAGATATGCAGTAATTCACGGTGAGTCCACTCAGGGAAACTTTCTTAGAAACGGTCAGATGAGGCAAATGGTATTGGGGGGATCTCATGAAGCTTTGTTCGGAGATGACATTTCAACTCATATTGAATCTGGTTTTAAGCATTGGACTGAGTCTGACAGAGAGGGTGATGCTGTTGCAAGTGATACCCCAATTACAGGAGATGACGTTTCTTTAAATAAGGTCACACGCTTTACTGGTAGGCTTAAAAGATTCTATAGACGAAAAGTCCCACCAACAAAGGCTGCAATGGAACAAATAT